AGTTAGCCATCATATAATTCCCATCAGCTAATTGAATACCTGGAAACATAATAGTTCCATTTCCCCAGTAAGGAACTAAAGTATCAATTCGTTCTTCTTTACTTCCTCTGGGAGTGTATAACTCTAAGGGCATTGGACCTCTAGAATCCATTCTAGTAGCCATAACTAGGTTTTGTGTTGTAGCCTGCTGTGGCCCAACTTCTTCTAAAACAACTCGTTGAATACCAAGACCTTGCATACTCCATTTAGTATACTGGGTACGAATAAAATTCAAATGCTCTGGCTGGGGAATATGTCCAAATGCGAAATCTAATATGTAAACCAATCCAGTGCTATTATGTCTCATAGCTGTACAAGTAGCGAAGTAATTACTAGTGCTTTTTTGACTTGTCGCAGGGTCACATCCAATACTACCAACACAATCTGTTAGAGGAGGTAGACTCTCTCTGTCGTAAAAATGCAACCAGTCTACATCATACCGAACACCTCTTAGACCACTAGGGTCATTTCGGTACTGGGAATTATAAATGGCAGGAGGAGTGTAACCTTTAACTCGCATCAGCCAATTATAGGGACGAACTTCAGGCCAGAGAACTCCACCATTTTCTCCTGACTCTGCATCATAAATTCTAACTACCATAAAAGGCTTTCTCTGTTTGGAGGAATCTCTCTAACTCTTTATACTTATATTGATGCTTCATCGCTTTTTGAACAGTATTTAAAGGAACTCTTAGTATTTCTGCCAAAAGCTCGTAAGTATAATCTCCAGTATTATATAAATGAATAACTCGGTACGTAAAAGCTAGACTCAACTGGCGTTTCATTGAAACATCTTGAGTACACTCAGCAAATGGGCAAGTTAAACAATTACTCCAGTACTCACAACCACCCATAGATAGTTCACTCATCGTACCCCTCGGGATACATATCTGTATAAAGCTTTTCAGTATCAAACTTCGCAATTGCTTCAGCATAAAAATCATTAAAAGCATACCTAGTGCCTAAAACAATTTGCTGTCCAAATGGTAGTAGCATTGGTGAAAAAGTTGTAAAGAACTTATTACTTACAGTTTGTCTCCCTGCTGGAGTTTTGCTATTTTCAAAAGTGACAATATCATCAAAGATTTGTAAAGTAGTTCGTCCCCCCTCAACACTAGTTGTAATTCCATAAGCAGCAACAGAAGGATCTCTTTCCTCATTGCCAACTGCCCAAGACAAAGTATGATCTCGCTTTAATTCGATAGCATCATTAGACCAACGTCCATCTCGACCAGGATACAAATCCCCAAACAAATCCTTGTATCTGGTATTGTGTTGAATGCAAGATTTGATTCGACCCAGCCGAGTAGCAGCAACTACACTAGTAGAGGATACTATCTGGCACATTAGAGAATTTGGATCAACTCCTCCCATCCATAAAGGATAACTTTCAGCGAAATTAGTTGTTTTAGCATGGTTACGTGGGGCAAGTATCACGATTGGATTAAAATCCCCCAAAGGTTCATTTTTACCTTCTAGAAGTAAATCAAAAATCTCCCAGTGGAATTTTGCTAGTGTTTGCCCAAATACATATTCGTGAAAATGACCAGGATGACTATAAGCCTTCTCTTCTTTAGCAGACCTTTCCTTCATTCCGTCTACAATGCTAATTTGAGAGTGGTACACTAGATAGTTCCTAATTGCCTCAAGGAAGTAAACACTTTAGTAGCAGCATCATGCTTGTGTCCACATTTAACACACTGGTTGTTAAGCACAGCAGCTAATATATTCTGAATTTGACCTATATATCCACGAACACTCTCGCGTGGTATAGCCTCACCAGCAATATGCATTAATCTGTACTTTTGCTCGATCAAATCACCCAATTGCTTTATAGTTTGAGAAATAGACTTAATCTGACTTGCCGTAGCGTTAAACTGAATCAGCTTCTCAGTCTCGCTTTCCCCAGCAAGAAAATCAACCCCAAACTCCTCCGACATCAACTTCAGCATAGCTCTAAGAAGAACAATCTCATTATCCAGATTATCTATATTCTCATTAGTAGCTTCTTCCTCAAATAATGCCCTCAACCGAGAATGCTTCAAGTATACGGAATAACTATCTTCCTGTTTGACTAATTCAGTGGGTTCCATTCCACCATGACGCCTACATGGACCTACACCAGCATGAGTAGTTCCCCATCCAGCTACGAGAAGGCATTCTTGCCCATTATCACGCAACTGACCGCAAATAGGCTGTCCCTCACCGTTGAATACAGCATCACCGAATTTATCTTGGACTATTTCTAGGGTTTGAGCGTCCATCTTTCCCTCTATTACAGTGCTTCTATGACCTAAATGTACCATAGTCTAGGCGTAAACACAAGTATCTGCCATGTATTTTAGGGGGTAGTAGAAGTACTCTAGGATGGATTTAACCTCTGGTATTTAGATGGAATACTATAAATGGTATGAGTTTTGTACTACAGGGTTGGATATGATAAGTGATTATTTGAATTTTAGCTGGTATTTTGCTAGAGTGCTACCCTTAATATAGCATGAATTTTTTCAAATGAAGCTTTAGCATCAAAAACCACTCGACAAATGGGAGTATTTCATGGTATGATGGGATCAGTGAGAACAGCAACACCTAAGCAAAGGGGAGTTTAAAATGGCAGAATTCGTTAAAGCAACATTCGCAGGCGTAGAAATCGATGTTGAGGTTGGAACACCTTTGCATAAGAAAATGATTTCAGCGTTGGCCGATGCTGAGGAAGCTAAGTGGGCTGAGTACCGGACGTCAGCAAACCAAAAGTTAAACGCTTCCATCGATGAAATCGAATCCGGATTCGATGAAAATGAAATCGCAGCGATGACAAAACAAACTCTAGTCATCAATTTCAACGGTGGAATTTGCGAAAAGCTTTTAGTTCCAGCTAATCGAGTTAAGATAATGGAACGTGGAAAAAGAAACTCTAGCTAGATCCTAAATACAGAGTCAAAGGTAGCTACCGGAAACGGTAGCTACCTAATACATCGAAGGCTAAAGAATCAAATGAGAGCGGTCGGCATTACAGATTACGCGCACCAAATGGAATTAGATTATGCATTAGAAGCAGACATCTATGATTCCGATGATGCCGATTGGGTTATTAACTGGCTCTCTAATTATTTTAATGTATCAGTACCTACAATTATTTATGGTAGATCTACTTCAAGATTATATGGCAAGTATCATTCACGCACTATTACACTGTATCCGCTGGGAATGAATGCGATGACTTTGTTACATGAATTCGCACATTACCTAAAGGATATTAAACGTTCCCTTAATGGTAAACCACATGATTCTACCTTCCAACACTTCCACCATGAAGTCTTGGATTCAGTACCAAAACTCTTTTCAGCTGGGGGATAATTAAATAACTTAAGGTAAAGACTCAAACCATAAAGAAGAGTTAGCATAAGTTTCGGATTTAGCAATTCTGGAACACGCTGGGTACATCGTAAACAGGGCTACGATACCAAACTAAGACAAGCTAGGGAGATTTCTGGCCCTATTAAAATAGAATAAAAAATAAGAGGTGAGTAGTAAAGTAACATTCGGGGACTAGGCTAAGGCAAGTCTGGAAAAACAGATGTAAGTCCTGCCAGCAATGGTTAAACGCCTAGTCCCCTTTAACATCGAGGTGAAATAATGGAACAACATATAAAGATAACCTGCACTGGTTGCGGTAAAGTATTTGAAGCTTACCGTTCAGGTCTACCGGCTAATATGATTGGGTACTGTCAAAACACTGGTAAGCAGGAATCAATGCTAAGGCGTTAGTTGTATCGATGCCCAGGGCTTAATTGTCCTGGGCATTTTCAATTCACTCGACAAGGGCAAGATTGACTTTTTACTTTTCACCATATAGATTACGGGAAAATAAGAGAGTAGAATGAAGAAAAATAAACGGGTGCAGGTCAATAAGAAAACCCTGCTACTAAAGATGAAAATAAATGAATTCAACCGGAAGAAAGTTGAAGCTGATAAAAATGAAAGCTAATGAGTTGACTAAAGGCCAGCGGGTTACCTTGAAGAATGGATTTCAAGCTGAGATTCAGAATAATAAAAAAGGTAACATTAGAGAAGCTATTGTTTACGGTTACGCTGTAGACCATGGCAGTATCTACATTTGGGACATTGTAGGAATAGAATTAACACCTAAGCAGGAAAAGGATCGAAAGACAGTTCAGTCTTTCGGATTCTAGAAAGAAGTATTAAATGATCCTTGCAAAGTTTTTCGTTGACGAATCAGCCGAAAGTATTGAAGCGGTATGGTATTGTTCTCAACCTTGTTTCTTGAAGGACTTGATAGCAATAGAAGAGATCGTTGACGATTTAGATCATCCTCACAATAAGCAATCGGATATCTATTGTGGTCATTGTGCAGGATTAGTAACACGTAGTGCCGGTGATATAATCGAACAATGGAACAATGGTTATCCAATCTGGGAGAATATAAATGTCTAATACGAATCATAGGCCAATGGATTTTAGTTCAGTGGTAGGTCAAGAGAAATCAATTCGACAATTGAAGATTCACTTGAATGCTTACGAAAAGCGTGGTGGTTCATTCCAACATGTCTTACTTTCAGGCCCTGCTGGTAATGGTAAAACAACTCTAGCAGAAATCCTAGCGAGAAGATTAAATTTGAAGTTTGTTCGATTCATCGGAGCCAATTTAACTTCTGTTCCTGATTTTAGAGAACGGCTTTCAGGTCTAATGGCTAATACAGTTATATTCATTGATGAAATTCATTCAATGGGTAGACGTACACAAGAGATCATCTATAGACTAATGGAAGATGGAATACTTGAAATCGAAGTTGAAGAATTCGATGGTGGAAAATTCAAAACTGAAGTTCATGTAGACAATGTTGTTGTTGTAGGTGCTACAACTAATGCCGGTCAATTAACTGCGGCAATGCGTACTAGATTCGGAATTGATTTAGTTCTCTCACCATATACACCTGAACAATTGCTAGAAATTGCAAGGTTTGCAACTAAGGACACATGGACTGATTCAGCATTACAGGATGTAGTTAGAATTTCAAGAGGTGTCCCAAGGACAATTGTTAACTTTATCGGTTTAGCTGAGGATTACTACTTAGCCGATGATAGAAATTTAGAACAACTTGATTCACAAGTAATTGCAGATATGCGAGAAGATCGATCACTTAATCCTAATGGAACAACTGAACAGGATTGG